TTTTTTTGTAGCTTGTCCTAATTGTTTCTCCAATGGAAAGGGCAAAGACTCCATTGGAATAGCAGTATCGAGATTGCATTCAACCTCACTAACAGACTGAATAGCCTGGAAAAGATCGTAATTCTCAAGCAAGTGTTGTTCACGCACTACAAATGAAGCGGACACAGGTAAATCAGGAGAATCTTTCAGATCTGGGAAAATACTAAATAATATTTCCCAATAGGTAGGCATTTCTAAAGTAATACCACCAAAATATTCGCGAGAAAACATTTCCATAAGTTCTTCACGAATAACATTAAATTTGTCCTCTGGGAAATACAATGTCATTTCCCATAAAACTGAACGTAACAACCCCGACATCTGAATTTGAGGAGAAACAACAGATGAGGGTATCATCCACGTTAACGCTCTCAAAATAGAATTATGGTCTAATAGAGCAACATGTTTCCCAATGTCGCCTCTAAAAACAAATGAACGTTTAAGAAAAGTACATTCTTCATAAGACACAAAATCTTTCATTTCAGCTGTCTTGGAAGCACTTGTAAAACCCATACAATATATATCATTACAAAACTTTTGATAAGTAATGTTATTGTACCAACTAGCTATTTCTTCTTTTACAGCTCCTAACATATCGTCACCATTAAGAGCGGGTTTGACATAGTCAAAGAAATCTTTATTTCCACTCTCAGAACAAGATAAGAAGAAATAAACCAGCAAAATCAAACCAATAATACAATTATGTTCAGTTGTGGCATACATACCACTAGTTTTTAAACCAGGTGCTAAAAACATATCCAACAGCATAATTAACATTGGTAAATTATTTTCAGATAGAATACCAGCGACAATTTTTAAAGCTTCATCGCTATAACCATATCTTTTCAAACAACGTAAAATTATACGTTTTGCACATTCCAAAACCAACAATGGCAAACTAACATCAAAAAATTTATAGTCACCTTCCATTAATTTTTCGGAAAACTTACGTAATTCTTGTAGAAAATCCGCTTCACTATACATATTTATCCCAACAGTACAGCAAAACACTTCTCTAAACTGACACATTAATGTATAAAAAGGCATTAAAAATTGTCGGGATAATATAAGGAAGGAAGTGGGTGGTACATAGAAAAATCTGGTCTTACCAGCAGTTACTTTTTCTAAAACACGTGGTTCATCTTTAAGACTAGTTTTGATAACTGGATGCACG